GGACTTCCCTCGTAAACTACCTTGATAGGCTTGTCGTCTCCGGCAACGATTGTAAGCATATTATCGTCGAGAACGAACTCTGTTGAGCCAACCTTGTGACGCTGAGGAGCCTCTACAACAGGTGTTCCGTAGAACTTGCCTACATAACCTAAATTGTAAACATCCTCTTTTGCAGAATCACTCTGAATTGAATCCTTGAGGTGTCTCAGAGCTTTCTTTGTACCGATAATAGTTGCCTTCTGACCATTAGCAGCTGCCTCTACATGAGAAATTACATCTAAGAGAGCATCCTCATCATATGTACCTGCTGTTGGGAAGAAAGCAGTACCGCCAAACTGATCTGCTGTTGCACCAGTCCAAAGAGTGTATACATCGTTGAGTAACTGCTGACGGAATGAGTTAGCTACGTCAGTGATGAAATCGTTGAAATCAACACGACCTGCAAGCACTCTGTTAAGCTCCTCATAGATACGAACAGTCTTAAGAGCTGTTGGGATAGAAGTCTTGCTAGAGCCTCCAAGTCTCTGACGTCTTACACCCTGTGTACCGTCAGCGGCCTCTGAAACAACAAATACATTCTTATCCTTAACGATAAACTCGTTTAAATCTCCCTCATTTACATTACGGAAATCACAAAGAGCATTGAAATACTCATCTCCCTGAAGACCCTCTACAACAGTGTTTGTAAGAATCTGCTCTACAAGAGAGAAGAGTCCTGGACACTCACCATCTCTAATCTTTTTATAATCAAGAATTGTACTTCCGCCATTTGCCTTGATAAGAGCTTCCTTTAAAAGCTTCTGTGAATCGGCAACGGAATATTTCTCAACCCTGCCCTTGTAGCTGTCAACGGCAAGTTTTACGATATCTTTAATTTCAGCCATTCTTTTAATCCTCCTTTAATTAATCTACCTTAATAACGTAGTATGTATATCTACCAGCCTGCTCGATAGCAATAATCTTGCCAACTACTGTAGAACTAGCTGTTGCAGTCTTTGCGACGCTAAGCTTTGTTCCTGCTGCAAGCTCAACGATATCGCCCTTCGCTGGAGTTGCCTCTCCAACAAGAGCCTCCTTTGTTAATGAAAAGATGTTACCGTGTGGAAGTCTATAACCTCTAACAGACTTTCCAGCATCGTTTATGATCTCATCAAAATTACGGATTCTCTCATCATAAGGAACCTCCGGTGCAGCAATGAGTACAATATCTGTAATAGGTGTATCCGCTGCTACGTTCTCTCCAACAAATATCTCCCTCTCGTTATCTACAAGTTTTACTGCCTTTAAAACGCTTCCGTTCTCAATAGCAGTTGGTGTAGTACCATTTGTTCCCATATACTTTACGGAAACAAGTTCACTGCGGTCAGTTGTACCGCTTAAGCTGTCTGTTCTAACAACGCCATATTTAGCCATAAATATTTATCCTCCTTATTACTGTTTTGTTGAGAAGCCAAACTCCTCAAAGACTCCGCCATAAGGCTCGTCTGTTCTGTTATTGTCTTTTGGAATTACAGGTAACTTTGGTGTCTTCTTTGTAAGACTAAAGTTTGAAGGGACTCCCTGCTTGCCCCTAATTGCGTAGCATAGTGTCTCGAGATCATCGAGTTTATATTTCATGCAATCTTTATCGCACTCATCCTTAAGTAATGAAAACTCCTCAACATTCTCCAAATCTGTGAACTTAGAGAATATATCTGCAATACCCGTTTTGCGCTCTGTTTCAAGAGCAGCCTGTTCAGCACTTGCCTTAAATTCTTTCAGTTCATTTAGCTCTGACTCCATTGATTTTGCTGAGTCTGTTGCGGCTTGGAACTTTTCCTCAAATTCGGCAGCCTTAGAAGACTCTTCAGAGATTGTTCTGCTCATCTGATCGAATATCTCTGCAAATGGGGAGATTTGCTCGCCCTCATCAAAATCTACAATCGAATATTTCTTGCGGGTCTTGCTTGCTGCGTCGATTGTGATTGTGTCGCCATTAACTGAATACTTAAATCCATAAAGCAACCAATCGACCCTATCCCAGCAGTACACCTCCAGTGTATCTACGTCATGATCTACATATAAATAACGTGGGTAATCACCCCAGTCGCAATGTATCTGCTCGATAGCAGAGAGCTGAATATTTAACTCCTCTGTGACAGCACTTGCTAAAGCAAACTTGCCGTCTTTATTAGGTTCTGTTTTACTATCAGCAATGGCCTTGAACTTTAACTCAAGTTCCTCAATCGAGAAATCATCTATAGAAAAATCAAGTGTGTCTACATTGATACTGTACTTTTCAATTAATTCCTGTTTACTCAAATCGTTATTTCCTCCTTCCATTGATTTTTGTTTGTTTATAGTGTCAACCTCTTTTGAGGTAGTGACTTTTTTGTTATAATCTTCAAGAGTATCCTTTAGCTCAAGCATCATCTGTGAAAATTCCTGCTTGAAGTCATCCTTTGAGAATGTAAGAGCAGCTGACTCATAGCATGGTGTAATTCCAATCAGCGTTAAAGCTTTAAAGTAGAAATCTGTAATCTGGTAAATACCATCAACTTTTTTCCCATCAGTGATATTGATTTCCATGCTCTCAGCGGTAATACCGTTTTCCTTAATCAACTGATAAGCTTCCTGTCTCTTCCAGAGAATTACCTCCACACAAAGGTATTCGTGCTCGGTACCGTTCTCCTCAGTGATTGTCTGCCAGAATGTTTTAGCTGACTCTGGTACAACGCCTACTGGTTGTGTAAGCTGTACCATTTTTAAGTCGCCATCATCTGTATAAATAAGCTCTACATCATGCCCGCCTAGGGTGTTTGTATCTCTGTCGTAGTTACAGACAATAGGACAGTTGTAGATAGTCTTTAGACATTTCTCAAAAGTTTCCTTTGAAATTGAACTCTTATTTTGATTCGCTCCGTGGTATGCTACACGCAGGATTCCCGTATCAAATGATGGGTTAATTTCACACAGGTCGGTTAAAGATGATGCAAAGGTAAGATTTAAAGTATCTGAGTCCATCAATAACCTCCATTAAAAATAGCCCGCATAATTGCGAGCTATAAACTAAAGCACTAAAGTGTTTGATAATACGCCATGTTGAATTGCAAGACTAAAATTTTCAGCCTCTCCATTTTCAAACACGTATGCTTTTTTATCTTTATTTGTTATTTCTTGCAGTAAGGAAAAACCCTGAGACAATAATTCATCTCTGTCTTCCTCACTAAAAACATATATGAATTTCATAATTCACCGCCTATCCCCAATCGTCACGTTGTTCAGATGATTGTTCTCCACTATCAGTTAATTCAGTTCCTTCTGACGGAGGACGGCCTCCCTCATCAGTCGGAGCTTCACTATCAGTTGTAACATTTCCGCTCATCTGAGTTGAACTTTGTAAAGGAACAAAGATATCCTGAAGTTGCATGACTTTCGTCTCTAAGAATGACATATTATCGAGCTCAGCCTGACCAAGCCCCTGACTAGCTGCATACATGGAGATTGTTGGGAATCCATAAGAAGCAGCTTTTAGATATGCGTCACCCATTTCTTTTCTGTTAAAAGGCGATACATCAAGGAATGTAACCTTGAAATTCTTTCCATAGCTTTGTGCTTGGATGAATCTATTTATGGCGTCCTCGATGCTACGAACAATTCCAAATGTCATACCCTGATCCACTTTAATTGAAAGGGCAAGGGCGTTTGCTGAAGCCTTTTCATTATTGAATAATAATGAAGAGACACCCGCTGAAGTAAAAACATTCTGCTCGGCATCTGCAATTGTGTCAGTATCACCGGTATTAGATTTCTCAAATCCTACCTTGCTTATCTCCATAGGAGAGAGTATAGAGCCTATCTCTTCCGGCAGAACAGCATCCAAATTCTGCCAAAATTCTTTTGCTTTATTAAAGTCAATGCCCCAATTGCCGTCTTTGTCCATCGGCAACTTCATGACAATCATCGCGTAATTTTCCAAAGCGGTTTTCGATAGTTTTAATTGTCTATAATCCTCTAAGTCATACAATTCCCTTAAAATTCCTATGAATGGCGGGAGAGAGTATTGTAGAATATCGTTATTGACCTTTATTGCGAACGATGTAGGAGAATCTAACTCCAGCCATCTCGCGGTACGATTCCTTTGATAAGCCTTATACTTTGTTGCAAACTCTGCCGGATAAAAATCCAGTAGAGCACTGTGTGAATCAAAGTATGAAAAATCGAAACTTACGTTTAGTACATTTCCTTCTATTGTTGAGATAGCACAATAGTCACTCGGAAGCTGCTGTATTGTGATATTGTCATTTGTTACCCACATAGTTCCGTAAAATGTATCTTCCCTAAGACACACCGTCAATATTTTAGGAAACTGTGTCTTAATGTTCATAGCAGATAAAGCGTTCAATACTTTTCTGTAATTTCGGTTTATAGTTTTCGGATTCGCCGATGTCGGGTCAATCTTATATGGTGTGACTACATACGACAAATCTGTTAGACTTGCAAAGTATTGTATAATACGTCTGAAATGCGATGACGCACCATAGATATAAACAACGGCATCTCGAATCTGCGTTTCGTATGTATAGGGATTAGTAAGATATTTCTGTATATCTTCTTTTGAATAGAGTGAAAACGTAGGAGTCGTTGTATTATTGTTTAAGTCTCGTGTAATGAGTTTGTTTAACACAGCAAACTTATTCGTTATCCCTATCATGCCGGAGACATCTTTGATGTCACCAGAATTTTGGTTTTCCATGTAATGCGTTCACCGCCTTTCCGTATTTATTTTTGTTGAATGATTTTGGAGCTTTAATAATAAAATTATCTGTGGTATCAAAACTCATGCTTTGACGCTTGCACATTTTATTTTCAAGCTGCATAGCTACATAATAGTTGTATGATAAACTTGAATATCTATCTTTTCGCATACCAGACCTCTCTGTCAGCTTTACCCTTCCTCCAGCTTCTTCGTACTGAAGTTTTGTAAGCTCGTCGATTAATAGTGTGGTATGGATATATGGCAACTGCATTTTCATCTTGTCTGAATCAGACAAAGACGGATATCCCTTTAAAGCTGATAGATATTTTTCAGCATCGTATTCTGTAGCAAGAAGTCTTATTCTTCCACTCTTAAATGCTTAGCATAAAAGCACAGTCCGAATTAAATTGCGCACTTGCTTTTATAGACCAAATTACTTTCTGCGCTCCAATAGTAGTACACCTTGAAGCCATTTCAGGATTGTTGCAACATGAGAGTGCAGGATAAAGTTCACCCGTGTCAGGGTCTACCATGTCTCTTGAAAGTGCATCATATACGCCTAATCCAAGACCATTCGTATCTAGGACGATATAGTCGCACTTATATTCTTCATATAACTTTCGTATGGTTAAAGCCTGCTCGTCTGTACGCATTCCCTCGTAGGTATCCGTATAGATGATATTATTAGAATATCGTCCGGCAGTGGATGGTTTCATCTGATTTATAAAGACAGCGGTAGCATCGTTATTATTCTTTCGGCTTGACATCAAAGCGATATCCGCAGATAGGATTCTAATTTCACCGTTGTGCTTTTCCTGTATTCTGATGAATGGATTATTGCCAAGTTTAGATGCAATCTCATCAGGTAACATAGGATATTTAATTGTTCTATTTTTGGAAATATTAGAGAAGTCAAAGAAGGCTCCGTCTTCTGAACCAAAGAATAAAGCATCCATCTCCATCGACCACTTTACTTCACTGAAATCACTTTCCGACATATCATCGGCAACTGTCTCAGGGTCGAGTAATCCTTCTTCTATCGAAAGTTCATATGGGAATCCGCAGACAAATTGTCTACGTCTTTCATCTTTCATTACTTCAAATGTGTCTAAACATTTTGTGTAACTCCAGTGATCCTTAAAATACGCGGAGCTAAGATACATGGTTAAGTTTTTCTCCTTAGCGTATTCGCGTTTTTTCTCTGCATCTGATAGTTCTTGATATTTTGGCATTCTTCTAAGAGTCAAGAATTTCTTTAATACTGTATCAATAGTATCTTTAGAAATAAGTCTATACTCATCCAGCAATAGTACATTACATCTGTTACCTCTCGCAGAGTCAGAGGCGGTAACTACCTTAATTACACTGGTATTGAAGAACACAATCTGAGCATTTGTTCCGTTAATTTTTGATTGCTTATCATCAATTTCAGCCCTCAGTTCCTCTGATTGTGGCTTTAATTCAAGCAAGATTTTTTCGAGTACATTTATAGCCTGTCCTCGAGTTCCCGACGCGATGCAAATTTTCGTGCCAGGATATAAGATGCATCTTACGACGCAATAAATTGCACTGATATATGTTTTTCCGAGACCACGACATGCGATTAGCACGAATGTAGTGCTCCAAAACATCATCGTAAGTAAAATTCTTTGAAACAATCTCAATTGGATATGTAAGTAATCCTCGGCAAATTTATCTGGATTTGCACGATAAAAGGAGCCCCAAATAGCAGCTCCTTCCATAATAGACTCTAGTCTACTCACTATGCTCATTTTCCTCAGATTCTTCAGAGTATACTTCAGAGAGAAGAGTTTCCTCATCATCATCGTTATACTCAGGCTTTTCTACACGAAGCCTATTTATCTCTTCTTCATATAGCTTCGTATATCCATTCTTTATGCCAAGCATCTTACATAAGTGACCCATCCAAGTAAACACATATTTCTTAATATGGTTTACATCCCTAAGAGAACTATCAATCTCGGGGAGAGGTCTTTTATTTTCATATTTATATAGCCAAACTCCAAGTGGAGTATTTGTAAAAGCTGAATCCGGCTCAATAGTCTTTTTCTGAGCAGGTTTCAGATTCAAACTTCCAATAAGTGTGTTAAGAGAATTGACACTCTTATCAATAGATTTCCCGGCCGCAACATCTTTTGATATGCTTACCTCAAGATTACAGAGTTGCCGCATGAGAACATCGCTACCAATGTCCGAACTGTTATCTCCGGAAAATGCGTCAGGAAACTTTTCAGCGTAATATTTACGTCTTTGTTCAAGCTGCTCGTACATCTCCGGGCTATATCCTGACCCCCAGAAGTCAACAACTTCCTGCGGGATTTCTATTTCTTTTTCATCAGTCTGTGCTGGTGACATAATCACCGGCTCTGTATCTTCAACTTCTTTATCAATATCTTTAGAAAAATCAAAATTCCAAAGATTACCGTTATCTAGTAAAGTATCATCATAGCTCTTTCCTGTACACGCGGTATTATTAATACGCGCGATATACTGAGCCATTAAAGACCTAACAGAGCTTTTTTTGGATACGCTATCAAATATTGTGTCACTCCAATATAAATCTAGCTTACGGCATACCTGTCTGACGGCTGCTTTTGAGTCATTTGACTGAGCAAGATATTTTGCGTATAAACCATCTACGCACTTGCTGCAATACGGAAGATAGCCGACTCCCTTATATAGTTCTCCATATGTTTTATAGAAATTACCACGCCTTCTACCATAACCTGTACCGCATTTATTGCATACGATTTTATCTGCATCTACTTCAATAGCCATTATACTCACCATCCTCTAATTCCTGTTCTCCATCTACAATGTCATCATAGACATCAAAAATATCATCTTCATCGGTATCAGTGTGAGCAGTAAATCCTGACAACTTGTCAGCCAGTGATAGCTCGTATAGCTTAGCACTTCTTTTTAAGTCTGTACCAGACTCAAATTTTGTAGTGTAGTGCCCCGGTATTTCTGTCTCTTCTCCAGTTACAGGATGTTTACCGGTTCTGGCTTTGCGATAGTTTAACATAAGAGTACCAAAACCTCTTATAGATACAGATTCGCCTTTCTTTATACTATCCATGATTACGGCAAGTAAGGCATCAACAACATTTTCTATATCATCATTGGTAAAGATTACACCTTTATCTGTTTTCTTTACTACGAAATCTTTAGAATTCCCCTCATCATCAGATATATGGAGTACCTGTTTACGTGACGAGATAGGTTTCCTAATATTATTTTCCCGCATGACAGTAGCCGTGCGTCGAACCAATTCCTTTCTGTTCATATATTTCTCCTTTTACTCTATATATCTCCAAGTCCTTTTTGATCTGGAACTGCAATATCTCCATTTTTGAAATACATTCCGATTTGTTCTACTGCATCTATATCTGTATAGACTTTGCACATATCAGATGATTCCCAACCTACAATCTCTGTGATAACACTATCTGGAATACCAGACCTTACTAGAGATGTAGTAAAATAGTGTCTTAAACTATGTATATATGCAGGCTTCCCGGCAAGACGAGAGAATGTGTTAGACCAGCTATTAATAGTTGATATCTGAACATGCTCAGAAGTATTTGTCTTGTTAGGAAATAACCATTCACTTTCTATTCCATCTTTTTTGCGTTTATTCATCCAAGCATCGAGATATGGCTTAAATTTCTTCGCTAGTGTATAGCACTTAATCATTTTTCCGCCGCCTCGACCCTTTGTTTTAATAGGAGCGCTTTCATATAAAGCTCCGTCGCAGACAAGCCGATTCTCATCAAAGTCGCTTAATTTAAAACGGCATAATTCCGACTTCCTTCTACCGCTATACATACCTAATGCAAGATAGCAAGCCTTCTCATAGTCTTCTCGATTTATAAGATTGTCCAAGAGAAGCTCCAGCTCTTCGTCCTCCCAGACTGTCTTTTCTCGCACAGGATGATTGACTGGGTTCTCTACTTTCTTAATTATGTTTCTAAATTTAGGAAACTCGTCATCTAGCACATTTTCTATAAAATTGCTAAGAGATGAGAGAGAAGCTTTAAGCCTTCTTATCCTAGCAGGGCTATTTTCATTGTTAGACAATAGCCAATTTTGATATGCAACAACATTCCTTTTTGACCAGTTAACAAAGAAGGTGTTATTGTTATGTTGCAAACACCATACAAATGCTATCTGAATGTCGTTTTCATATCCATTGATTGTAGTTTCACTTCTTTGTACAGACCTCAAATAGTCTTTAAAATCCTCAAGAAGTTGTAAATTTTCCGGATTTACTTGCTTTAGTAGTTCCGGACTTGTTATAGCGTTCATTTTAGTCTTACGTCCCATATCACAAGCGCCTCCTTCTAATTTATTTGTTCGTTTCTAAACTCAGTATCCAGTCGCATTGCGGCTTGAATACATACAGACTTGACGAACATAGTCTTTAATGGGATAGTGGGTGGGGCTGGATTCGAACCAGCGATGCCGTTAGGCGCCGGATTTACAGTCCGGTGCGTTACCGCTACGCTACCCACCCATAAGAGAGAACCGTGCGCCCTATTTTATGGTTCTCTCTTACAACAATGGTAATGCGAATTTATATTAACCCGTCGAATATCGACAGACTAATACCAAAATTTACTGATAACCTGTCAAGAATGACGACTTAGTTATCACACTTTAGACGATATTCCGCGTCTAATCCATCAGCTTCATTCATAATAAGTAGAAGCTGAGATGGGGTTGAGTATAGCCTCTTCCCATTTGCATAATCATCAGCACCGCATAAGGCGCCGCAGAGCATAGAAGTAATTCCCAGCTCTTCAAAGCTTTCCCTATGATGCTTATCACCGAGCAGAACATATTCGATGTTCTTTCCGTACTTTTTTTGGAATAGGGTAGTAAGCAATCGCGGAGAAGATTTCACACTATCGTTATCTCCATGTGCTGCACAAATCTGATGTCCACATGCATCTATAAACAGAAACTCATTTCCTGTATCATCCATAATATGTATGTTGTCATATATACTTAATCTTGGTGTCAGCCACCAAGGTACAAGCCGCTCCATATTGTCGCGGTGAACATTTTCGTTTTTACTTGGAATTGTTCTTGCATGATTTCCATAAGTGACGTATACATATGTTTCTGGAACACATATACTAAGCCGTTCTATCGTCTGTGCTAGCAATTCTGTGGCTTGCATAAGCTGGTCGCATACTAACTCTTCAGATGCAACACGAGCACTTGTATGAATTGCCCCATGAATTAAATCGCCAAGCACGACTATATGTAATTTACTACATTTATGCAGAGCTATTTTTCTTGCAGCTTTTTCTGCTATATTAATAACTCTTTCTTTACAGATCATAGTATTGAATGAATTAAAGGCATTGTCCGTTTTCAGTCCATAATGCCAATCTGAGAGTACTAACACGGCCTCCGAATCGGATGTGTCGCCTGTAAAATTTATATAGCTGTCGTTGTTGTAAAGACAACCCATTGTCTTAGGAAGTGCCTTTGCTGAATTACAAAGCTCGGATATCAGATGCTCATACCTAGCATCTATTGTTACTAGCTTATTGTATTCTCTCCTCTGATCGTAGAAGCGTTGACTCTCTTTCCTTAGGTCTATTAATTTTGAATCTAACTCTGATAACATTTCAGAGTCTTTGATTCTATCCCTAGACTCGTTATCTAGTAATTCAAGTGTACGTTTGCTTCCGTACATCATACGTCTTGCCACATCGCTTGAATAAGCCTGTCCATATACACGCTCAGATAACTCGGTATAATCTATATCTGAGAGAGTTCGGTCTACAAGCTTACCGTAGATTAATCTTTTATGATAATCCAGCGGTGTCTCCTGTGGTTGTTTATCAATATTCAAATACAGATACCTGCCTTTCTCCTTGTGCTCATAACGAAGGTGCCTATATTCCCCTTCATACAAGAATCTCATCAAAATGCTCTAACTCATTGATAATCAACAAGTTAGAGCAATAGCAAATTTATATCCGTATAAAAATTTTTGAAATTAAGCGTTTTTTCGACGACGCATAATATAGTTTACTCGTTGCTGAACTGCGATATCAGTAGCACACGATTTACAAAATTTCTGCTTTCTGCCTTTCTCCGGGTCTGTATATTTGACGGTTATACCACAGTTGCAGCATTCAAAATATGGATTACGCTTACTTTTACGATATTCGTACTTTAAAAATTGATAACCTAGATTTCTAAAATCATTAATATCTAATACGACCTTATCGTCTGATACATAATTAACACGCACATTTGTATTATCTATCTTTTTTGAAAAGCGTATTAGCCCAAGTTCCTTGAGCTCGCCATAGAATTGGCACTGACGCTTAATTGATGTATTGATATTGGCTAAGGCCATGATTTCATTATCTTTATTATTTACCCAATAGTCGGTATCCGGGGATACCTCATGCCAATATTTAGCTAAGCAAAGGAGTGTAAACGCTAATCTCTGCAGTTGCTTGCCGTTTAAAGATTGTATTGTTTGCATTTCATTTTGTGTTATATGAATGCTTTCTATGTATATTGCTGGATATTTAATAGCACTATTAATTGCATATTCAATGGCTGCCTCCCATTTTGGAAGAGAAGCGAGAGGGTCGCATTGAATCAAAAATACTTCGAGCTTTTGTCTAAGCTCACCTCTTTTTGAATATCCATTATCTATATAGTATCTTGCGACACGCTTAAGTGTTTCCGATGGTTTACTCCCGAGAGATTTGGACTGAACCATCTGTTCAGCCCATTCATTTTCTTTTAATACTATACTCATTCATTTCCTCCTAAATCTTTAGTCATAAGTGTAAAATTCTCACCACAGTACTGAATATCTCCATCTGTGTGTTTAACAGGAAATGATATGATATTGTTATTATGGGAGAGTAAGTTATGTATAATCTCTGTTCCACACATGCTCCATGCAAATCTCTTAGACGAACTTTTTTTATAGCACAAATCTAAAACAATATTGCAGAGGGCTTCTTTATTAGAACAGACCTCATCGCAGGCTGCTCTGAAATCCTCATTAAGCATATTTAACTCCGTAAATGCTTCATACTTGTCTATTTTTTCGTTTTGAGCAAATATAGCGTAATTTTGAAGCTTCTGATTGTATTCATCATATAAATGCTTAATAGTCTTATATTGTGAAACAGAATACGCTACATCACTTTTCATAATTGTGTAATCAAATTTTTCTCTAAATTTATACTTCTTGATATATCCATCGAACTCTTGTTCAAATCTACGACATATAGTATTCATTACACAGTCTCCGGTTCCTACGGGCATCCTGTATTCGTAATATCTCAAGAAGTCTGATTGAGCATCTGTAAGCATTTCTTCAGGCAAAGCCTTTAACTCGTCCACAGTCATTTGAAATTCTCTTAGGCAATTTCGGTTAGTGTTCTTTATGTATTGGTTATACTGCTTCATAAGAGCAGGATATATGTATCGCATAAAATAAGGCTTCTTGTCTGCCAATATGCGTCGGTTAAAATCTTTGACATCTTCATTCTCCATCTTATTAACGGTATGTCTATCATGCCAATATCTTGGCATCGGCTTACAGATAATTCCTTTGGATTTGTCAATTGAATTTTGCTGAAATAACTGTCCACATCTTATTCGGTAAGAGAGTACTTTGTATTCCTCGCTGTCTTTCGGATAGTGTGAGCGCGCTTCAAACATTGATGTAATGTAATTTGTAGTCTTTCCAATATCGTTTCCGAAACTCTCTATATTTGATTTGATAAAGGCCTGCTCGTCCGGTATCGTTTTGGCAGCCTTTCTCTGAGCACACATAAGAGCAGGAAGGACTTCAAGCTTACTTACAAGCACATGATTATCCGAAAGCATTACTAAGTCTCCATCGTTATCCATACCGTTTAGTGCGGCCGCTGCAGTGTCCCATGCATTAAATATAGTACAGGTCTTCATATATCTATACCAAAAGCTTACACGCTCATTGCTGACAGGATGGACTAGCCTTATATTATTATGACAAGTCATAGGAGCTCTGAAACAAGCCAAGCTTTCAGCATTGCAATCACTCCAGTATTTGTTGTATATTTCTCCGGCAGATAGGAGACCAGTTACCTCAAGCCCAAATATACTTTGACATAATGCATATGGGTCTCCGGAAACGATAGAGTAGTTACCATGTACTTTAAGCACCCCTACTTTAGCCTCGTTAATCCTGTTCTTAATTAACTGATAGATTGAATTTTGAATAAAAGGGTCATAAAGCATATCCGGATTAATCATAATAGCCTTAATGAAATCATCGTCCATATGCTCAATATTATTCTCATTTAACCCAGTGCCTTTAAGGAAAAGTATCGTTTTCTTCCAGTCTCCGTGCAGTACATCACGAATCTCGTTCATGGTAGGAGCAATAAGCTCGTCTATATCATCATCAGACAAGTCATAACTCTGTATAAACTGATAGTTTAGAGAATGCTCATTTTCGAGCTCTTTTGGACAGGTTTTAGCTATTCCAAACGTATATCCATTATCAAGGGAGTTTTTAACATAGTCATCGCAGCTATCATAGCTATCCCATAATTTAACCATTGACGTAGTTAAAATGAGTTCTACGTCACGGACATCTACATCATTTCCCCATGCATCTTTAATAATATAATTGCCATCAGCTACCAATTCAGCGAACTC